AATAAACTTTTTTCGCCTTTTAACGCGTTGTTTTCTTCTTCGTCCGTGTCGTAATCTACGGGCGCTTCGTCTATTAATAGCCAATCCGCTTGCGGTTGTTCTCCGAATTCTTGTAACGCTAACGCTATTTGTTCTTCCGTGCTTTGTGCTTTTAACTCCGTTGCATCCGCTCCCGTTTCTTCCGTTACTTGTTCTTCGGTAGTTGCGTTTTCTAAGTCGGTAAATTCAAGCGGTTTTAACGTTCTAAAGAATAGTTTTAAGGCTATCCCGTTAAATGCTAAAACTTTGTCAAAGGCTTCTAAGATTTCGTCTTGAAACGGCTTAATAACCATATTGTTAAACAATACAAACGAGTTTTGTAGTTCGTCTGCGTTCGAGCTAAATCCGTTACTAGAAGCAATCCCGAAAAGTAACGGACTTGTAACGTTGTGTCCTAACATTATTTTTCTTAAACATTCTTCGCTTAAGTACGTGTAATGGTCGGGCGCGTCGTTTAACGGAATATCGTCTACCGTGGTTTTAGATTCCGAGTTTAAGTTAAACGCTACGATAACTTTTTGACCTTTTGAACCCGTTAACTTACTTAATACCTTTTGGCTAATTAAGTCTTGTTGTTCTTCCGAAGGAACTCCGTTGTTAAAGTTAACTACCTTAGTACCCGAAAATCCGTTTTGCACTTCGTTAATTAGATAGTCGCTTACTTCTTCTTCCAAAACTGCGTAAGGTATCGCGCCTTGGTAGTCGGGGTAAGCATAGTATTTCATTCCAACCCCGTAAGGCTTAACGAACATTATTTCTACTTTGTCTTTTCCGTGTCCGAATGCGTTAAATCGTTTAGGCGGGAATCTGCGTACATCGTCCCAATTATCGGAATAGTAATACCCCGTTATTTCCCCGTTTTCGTTGCATTTTTCCGCTCGTAATAAGTTCACTGGCATATGATAAACCTTTAGTATTTTATCGTGCTTATCGTTGTAGTGAACTTGCATCGCAAACTGCCCGAATAGTTTTCTATCGAATACCATTTTACGTAAACAATCAGGACTAAACAAGGTCATCATTTGAGCGTACTCGTTAGGCTTACGCGAAGCATCTAAGGCGCTTAGACCTTTGCCGTAAATTAAACGGCTTACGTTGTTTATAATCGCGCTGTTTGTCGTGGATTTCGTGTACCTATCTATTAAGTACCCGAAGTAATTGTTGTCTTCGCCGAATTCTACCCACGCATCGCGTTTAGATTCTTGGATAGTCGGTTGTTGGTATTCCGCTAATTGGAGTATGTGAACGTTATTACTCATACATTATAAAGTCGTTAGTTGTTTGGTTGCTTACATATTCCCCGTTGTTTACTGAGAACGTGTTAATAGGTTGGTTCGTGCAAAAGATACGTTCCTTTAACACTAAATCTCCGTTCGCGTCTTTTAATACCATCCAATAAAAATGATTTTCTTCCGTGGGTAAGATTCCCGTAAATTGGTAGACGTAATCCCCTGCCGTAAACGTACCCGCAACCGTTGTAAGTACGTTCGTGTTTTCGTCGATTAGTTCGCACGTTGTGGGCGTTCCGTAACGTGGTATGAAATCAAACGTTTGGCTTGTTAATTGTTCTTGAACTACTATCATATTATTATAACTAGTAATTCGTTTTTTTGTGCAATAAAAAAGGGGTGTTGCCACCCCCTTAACGCATATGAAACAAAGTTCTTAAGAGTTAATAACGTTACCCGAAGTAATACCAAGTAAAGTAATTAATTGTGCTTCGGTTGTACAATCTAACCAATTCGAAGGCACGGCTTCTTGCCCAGTTAGTGTCAAACTGTAACCAGTCATATCACCCAAGGCAGTACCATTTGAAATAGTACCCGCAGTTACATCCATACCGCGAAGTAATCCCGCGATAAAATAATCTCCGTTATTAGTTTCTACGATTACGTTAGGACGTCCGTAAGATAATAACTTAATTTGCTTGTGAGTAATTTGGTCTTGTTTCTTTAACTGAATTGATAATACTTGTTCGAAGAATGTAGTACCATTCTCGCGTGAACTAGTAATCGTTGTTTCAAAGGAGTTAGTACCTTTTAATTCGAATTTATAAATATCCGTTGAAGGTAATAAAGTAATACCAGTAATTACGTCTTCGTAACCTACCGCAGTATCGTAAGTAATGTTAGATTCAGTATAAGCGCCGTAGTTAAGGATATAAATGTTTCTTAATCCACCTACAACGTCTTTACAAGGCTCTAATCTACCGTGTGAAATATCGCAGCTCATTTTATTTTAGTTTTAATTTGTTAAAAAAAAGGGTGGCAGTATTATCCACCACCCCGTTATATTTTGGTTATGTGGATTATCCGTAAATTACGATATCTTCGATAACTCCGTAAGTTGCACCCGCAGCCATTCGCATAACAACACGAACGTTATCGTCGCCTAAAGTAGCGGAAGTATCAATTACTCGAACTTCTTGAGTGTCGCTTAACAAAGAACAACCGAAATAAAGGTTAGATACGGTGGTAGCCATCATAGTATCTGCAGCAAGTCCGTTAGCCATAAATACGGGAATTCCGTTGAAAGTCAAACTTCCGTTAGCATACCACTGAGTACCCAAGTTGTTAGTACCCGCGTTAGCTTCCGAACCTGTAAGCAATCCGAAACCACCTAAGGCAGCGATGTACGCTTTAGCTACGTTTTGAGCAACGTAAATTTTTAGGTCGGGCTTACCGAACAATGCAGCGGGGATAGCGTCGTAAACTAATTGCATTTGTGCAATAGCGTTAGCGGCAGTAATAGTCACACCCGAAATATTTTGCGCTACTGGTAAGTTAACGTCTGCTTGTGCGGTTGTAAATAACCCGTCAAATTGACCACTTGTAGAAGAAGAACCTCTCCAAATAGAAACCTCGTTAGCGGCTGCAACTTTTTCGGCAGCGTATGCGATTAGGTAATCGGAAAAAGACTTAGGCAAAGTGTCGAAAGAAGAATAACCCATTTCGATAGATTGCCAAGTTGAATGGAATTGAGACTTACAAAAAGTAAGGTTTACTTGTAGGTCTTTTACTTCGAGAACACGCTCGGTTAAATCTACGGTAGAAGTTGGGGTAAAATCACAAGTAGCGTCCTTAAGAATGTCGTTAGATTCGATTCTTTGTATAACTGCTTTGTATTTTACGTTAGGCATAACGGTAACCGCTCCGCCTTCGATAGTTGGTGCGCTCAAAAGAGCCGCTGAAACGTACTTACCAGCCCACTGGCCAGCGTAAGACGTTGTAATGTTAGTTGCTGTTGGCATTGTTTTTTGTTTTTAGTTATTTATTAATTTTTGCTAAAACGGAATCCATAATTCCGCGTGGTGCTTTTGAACCAATTTTAATAAAATCGGCTTTAGCCTCGTTCTCGGGGTTAAAAGAAATTGGGGTAGGTGTTTCGCTAAGTTCGGTCGCTTCGTTTGCAATCACGTTAACTTTGGAAAGTTTAGCCAATTCTGCTTTTAACTCTTCGTTTTCTTTTTGTAGTTTTTCCATTTCGCTAAAGAACGATTCTTTAACAATGGATTCAATAGTTTTTTTAGGGGTTGCAACGGGTGCGCTCATTTCTTCTTCGGGCATTGCTTCAACCTCTTCTTCTTTTACTTCCTCTTCTTCTACTTCTTCTTCTTTTTCTTTAACCTCGGAAATAATACCCTCTTCAACGATTACCAAAATTCGTCCGTCTTCTAATTCGTATTCTCCAACGGGAACGGCTATCTTTTGTTCATCTTCAGTTACGACAAAAACTTCTTTACCCGCTTCGAAGGCATCCGCTTCGATTTTAGTTACTCCGTCTCCCATAAGCATTTGCTCTAACTTAATTTCGTTAGATAACAAAGCCTTGATTTTTTCTAGTAGTGTGCTATTTTTCATTTGTGTTTTATTTATATTGCTAAATCTGTTTTAAGTGAAGTTAGTTTTTTAATTGAATCTTCAGTTCTTTTAGCGTCTTTTGCTAATCTATCGTATGCAGCACCAAAATTACTCGGTAGTTCTAATCCTAATGCTTTTACTTGTTTAATAGTATTTGAACCAACCATTTCGGAACGAGAAAATGCGCTTTTTGCCATTTCTAATTTTCGAAGTATTGGGTCTAATGATTTTCTAACTTCTACAACGTCATTTGCAGAACTTTTTAATAAATCTTGAGCCGCTGCTAATGATTTTAAGAAATCTTCTATTACGTTTAGCTCGACTTCGTGTTTTCCTAACTCAACTTTTTTAGCTTGGATTTCGTCCGCTTTGTTGATTTTGTCTAAAATTGTTTTCATATTATTATAATTAAAGGTTAAAAGTTTTGTTGCATTTTTAGTTACCGCCCGTTCCCGAATTTGTCGTGGTATGGGTTGTTGGCACGTTAGTAGTTCCGCTTCCTTGGGTTTGGTCGTAAGTGCTTCCTATCCCTTGGTTTTGTAAATCTCCGTTACAACATTTTCGGTGGTAGTTTCCGTCTTTACATAGGCAACCACGTTTACCACCCCTCGGACTGCTACGCTTTTCGTTTCCTAGATTTTTCATCCTTGACCGCGGTTTAGTTTTTTATAATTCTTTGACGTTTTGAGTTGGCTAGTTTTTGATTTCGCGTGTACGTTAGGACGCTTTACTTTCGGCTTTTGAACGTGGTTAGAAGTTGCAATTTGTTTAGCCATTTTGGATTTGTTCTAATTTAGATTGGCTTATTGTATTCGTCAATACTTTTTGAAATCACACTAATAAATGACCAAGCTTTTTTACCTTCTTGGAATGCGGGTATTGTATTTAAGTCTACCCCAATTTCTTTAGATTGTTTTGCTAACTTTTCTAATTCTCCATCCAAAACATCAGTAGCAATTTTCGCGTCTTGTTTATAAGCATTAATTTGTTTTCTTAAATCTAAAATCTTTTTTTCTGCGGATTCAAATTCATTTTCTAATTTTTCAAACTTTACAATAATATCTTCCGCTTTTACAACATATTTTATTATATTTTGTATCGTATTTAACTCGATTTCGTGCTTTTCTAGATTTGTTTGTTCGATTTCTTCGATTTTTCCTAACTTGTTTAAGATTGTGTTTAAGTTACTCATTTTATTTTATGTTTAATAGTTTTTTAAGTTCATTTACCACCTCGGTTGCTTCGTCTTCCTCTGCGCTCATTTCGAATTTATCAGCAAAATACCCTTCTATTGAAAAGCCTTTTACTTTACCTTCCTTAACATCGTTCCACACTTCGTCGTTATTTACTTTCATCGAAATCATCCAAGTTCCCTTAGGTAAGTCAAAGCCGTATAGTTTGCTTTTGTCTTTTTCTTCGTCTTCGATTATCCACGATTCAACTACGCTTAACCCCGTTAACTTTTTTTCGTGTTCGTAGGTAGCGTTGTTTTGATTTGAACGCATTAAAAATAATTCACTTGCTTTGCGTATTGTGTCCGCTGAAAAGTAAATATAGTATTCTTCGTTCTTTGCGTTTCTTCGGTAAATTTGTTTATTCGGAACTAAAGCCGCACCCATAAGAATACGTTTCTCCGTGTCTATTTCTTTTAGTTCGATTTCGTGTTTATTTAGGGCAATAAAGTTTTCTTCGATAGCGGGAGAATGAACTACACTAACGGCATCGATTCCGCTTTGTTCGTCCTTTTCGTCTATAATCAATTCTATGATTCTCATAACTTATTAATTTAATTATTATTAAAGTGTTGCGTTTTGTATTCGGTTTCTATCCAAACTTTGAGCCGTGGTAACTTGTCCACTAACAACGTAGGCTTGTGTTGGTTGTTGTTGAAGTTGTGCAAGTTGGTTTAGTCCGTTATTGCCTACCACGTTGAACGAAGGCGCTTGGCTACCGCCACCCATACCACCACCGCCACTTTCAGCGCCACCACCACCACCACCGCTAACCGAACCACCGCCCTCGAATTTTTGCGAAGCTATTTTAGCAACTCCTATTAACCCACTTGCAACCGCTATACCCGCAGCGATACCACCACGAACGGGAGAACTCGGGTCGGGTACTGGCGTAAATTGTGAATAATAAGCGGAACGAGCACTTAAGAACGTATCTATTAACGCGCTCGATATACTTGCAGCCTTTTTAATATTGAACGCTCTCTTTGCTTGTTTTTCGCTTTTCTTACCAAACAACTCCGTAAGGTCGCTAATTGCGCTTAAGCCCGACTTTGCTAAATCCGCGTTTCTTTGTAATGCGGCTTCCCTTCGTGCCTTGTCTTCTTCGTCAAACTTTTTGTTCGTTTCTGCAATTTGCGCACCGTACTTTTCTTCCATTAATACCTTTTGTTTTTGGTATTCTTCTTCGCTTAGTGTTTTCGCGTCAAGTTGGTTATTCAAAGCCAGTAATTCGGAATCGTATGCAAGGTCGATTACTTCTAATTCTTTTACCCTTCCTTCCTTGATTCCGTCTATTCGAAGTTGTCTATTTGTCTTTTCAATTTCCCACGCGGCTGCATCTGCGGCAATCATTTTTTCTAAGGCTTCGGCTTCGGCTTTTGCTCGTTCTTCTTTTTCTAACGTGTCAAACTTTTTATTTATTTCCGTTCGTTGTGCTATGTATTTTTTATCTATTTCGGTTGTACTTTGTCCCGCCTTATCCGCTAACGCAGTGAGTTCGTCGTATTTATTTGCGGCTTCTTGTAACTCTTTCTCCCTTGCGTCTTTTATGTTGGCTTGTCGTTCCGCTTCCAAAGCGTTTAGATAATCAGTCATCGACGTATCCGCTTCTTTTTTGTCTTTGGCTTGTTTTTCGGAAGAACCTTTTTTAATATCCCGTATTGATAATTCTGCGCCGTCAATTTCGCTCTTTGTTTTATTAAGTTCGTTTCGCATTGCCTTAATAGATGCGTCTCCTTCTTTGGCTATTCCTTCGGGGTCGAATACCATTTTAGACAAACCGCCTACCGCATATTCTCGGAATTCGGTCATATAACTATTTATCGACTTAAACTTTATTTCGTCTTGACCTAACGCCCTTAACCCCGCGTTTACCGTTGCCATAGTTCCGTCTACTAATCCCGCTAACGCCCTAAACGGAAGCATTATAGATTCTATTTGTAGCGTTAAGTAGGCTTCTAATAAAGCTTTATTTCTCTTTGCCGCTTCTACTTCTAATTTCTTTTTGTTTTCGGCTAACTTAATGTCTTCTTCTTGCTCTTTAGCTAATATCTTTAATTTTCCTTGGCGTAGCCTTAAAATTTCTTCTTCGGATTTCCCTTGTAACTTTAACGAATTTTCCTGAAGGTCGAATAATTCTACCTCGCTTTGTGCGTTTTCAACTTGTTGGTGGCTTAGTTCTAAGTTCTTTTCCATTTCACCAGTAACCCCACCGACTGCCGCTTTAATATCGTCCCAATAAGCAACTACCGCACCTAACGCAACTACTAATAAACCGATTCCCGTTGCAGCTATTCCCGCACGGATTCCGCTTAATGCAGTTTTACCGCTTAATCCTACCGCCTTCCATACTGGTCCGAGTGCGCTCGTTGCCTTACCCGCTAAGCTACTTTCGGAAGACAAACTCTTAAAAGTGTCTTTGGCTACCGTGCCTAATTGCTTAAATGAATCTTTGGCTTCCATTAAACCTTGAAAACCTTGCGACAAAGCCATAGCGCTTTGAACCTTAAGCATAGTTTGTTCTACGGCTTCTGATTCAACACCAACTAACCCCATAGCACCTTGAACCGCTGAAAAGCCGTCTAAGACCCCTCCAAACGATTTGCTTAGTGCATCAAATTTAGCGTCGGGGTTAAACGAGTTTACTAAGTCATTCGTAAATCCGATTTGGTCTTTAAGTTCTGCGGCTGCCTTAGCGGCTTGGATTGCTTCGGTGCTTGTTTCTCCGTAGGCTGCGGAAACTTTTTGTAATTCTACAACGGCTTCTTTATACTGCGCCTTTAGGCTTTTGGTGTTATCTTGAATCTCAAGTTCAATAGTTCTTTTTTCTGCCATTTTTAATTTGTCTTTGTATTCTAAACTCTCTTATTGCTTGTTTGTACGTTCCCTTTAAGTCGTAATGTAATTTATATTTCCCTTTTGCGATTTCTATATATTCGTGTTCGCCTACGAAATCCGCTACTTGTAAAAGTTGTACTATTTGATTTATATAACTCATCTTCTAATAATTATTATTTCTTGCGTTTGTTCGCTTCCGTCTTCGCCTAAATAAGTTACCATAATATTTATAACATCGTTAGCGCCTTCAGTATTTAATTGCCTTCCGTCTTCCACTATCCTTAAATCCGCTTCCTCGGTTATTCGTTCTTCGTTACCTGTTACATCGGGAAGAATAAACGTAACCCGTTGGCTACTTGTAATTGGCGCGGGTAAAATAACATCGGGGTTTGAACTTGAAAACGTGGCTTGTATTACATTACCTTTGTTTGGTGGTAACTGCGGAAATATTATCGGTACGCCTACGCTTGGCACGTTAGGTTCGGTATTAATTATTCTCGCTGGCATTACGGGCATAAAATCGTTAAGTAGTTCGAATGTAGTTTCTCCCGTTACTAGATTCGTTTTCATTTCGTTAATTAAATAACGTTTGTCTCGAATAATTAAGCGGTCGTTTAACTGCAACCCCGTAAGAATCGAAACGGGTAAATTCGCCTTAATAGTTGTTAGCCTATTTTTAGGGTTAAATAAGTTAGTCAAGTAAGGAAAATAATACGTAGCGAATATGCTTTGTTGAATAGGGGTAAGCCAGTACGAAGAAGTTTCGGGCGCAAAGTTGGTAGAATACTTTATTCCGTTGTCCGTTAAATCTTGTCCAAACATCGTGTAGTCGTTTGTAAGATACAAACTCATTCCGTCCGTAAAATGTATATGACTTGCTAAATTAACACCGCCATACTTGTAAAGTAAACACGGCTTAGGTATGTAAGGCGCGAAGGCGCTATCTAACGAATAACCAACTTGTAAACCCGTTGGGGTACCACCGCTTGAAAA